GAGAAACTTCTATGGCGCTGTCTGATACCGAGTGGCTGTCCCGGCTGCTCCGCCAATGGCAATACGACATCTTGCTGCGGAGGACTTGGAACGCGCTCTACGACTCGCTCCAGCCCCGTCGTGACCCGGTTCCCCAATACCGGGCGGCGTATGAGCGAATCCTGATGATGGCGAGGACGCCCTGGGCGCGGTTGGTCGTCGACCTCACCGAGGAGCGGCTCAAGGTCCAAGGCTTCCAGTTCGGGGAGGAGGAGGCCGAGAACGATCTGCTCTGGGAGCTGTTCCGGGCCAACTCGATGGAGGCGATGCAGTCGGTCGTCCACCGCGAGGCCGTCACCACCGGGACCTCGTATGTGTCGGTGTGGCCCTCGGAGGGCGATCCCGAGACCCCCAAGATCAGAGCCGAGTCCTCCCTCACCACCACTCACGAGAACCAAAGCGGGGATCCCCATGTGGTCGCCGCCGCCTTGAAGGTGTGGCTCGACACCGCCTCGGGCGAGGCCCGGGCCAACCTCTATTTCCCGGATCGAGTGGTCCGCTACGCCACCCAGGTCACCACCTCGGAGATAGCCACCGTCGACCTCTACTCGGAGGCATTCGCTATGAGGGGAGGGTGGGAGCCGCTCTCGGAGGTGGCCCACGACTACGAAGTGGTGCCGATGGTCCCGTTCACCACCCGGCCCGACTACCGGGGGTATGGGCGTTCCGACCTCCGGGACATTGCCGAGATAATCGCCCGGATCGAGTACCTCACCTCCAACACGATGCTGGCGGTTGAACTCGGGGCCCTTCGCCAAAAGTGGGCGACGGGGCTGGAGATACCGACCGACCCGGACGGCAACGAGGTCGAGCCGTTCAAGGTGGCCCTCGACCGGCTGTGGATTTCGGAGGACCCCGACTCCAAGTTCGGCGCTTTCCCCGCCACCGACATCACCCCCTACCTCAAGGCCATCTCCGATGCCATCGGCCAGCTATCGGCGGTGTCGAGAATCCCGCCCACCTACTTCGTCCAGACCGACCTCGCCAACCCGCCCTCGGCGGCGAGCCTGGAAGCCTCCGAGACCGGGCTGATCAACAAGATCAACGAGCGCCAGGTCGGGTACGGGGAGAGTTGGGAGACGGTGGCCCGGCTGGTGATGAAGGTGGCGAAGGTCGAGGCCCCGACCGATGCCCTGGCGACGCTGAACGTTTTGTGGAAGGACGCCCGGACCCGCTCCGACTCCCAGATCATGGACGCGGCGGCGAAGATGCAAGCGGTCGGGGTGCCTTGGGAGACGATCATGGAGTTCATCGGCTTCACGCCCGAGGAGATTTCCCGGATGGAGTCGCAGCGAGCCGCCGACGTGTTCCAAAAGCTGATGCAAGGTGCGATAGTGGGAGCGGCGCCCCCCGGCCTGAGTTCCCCTGTAACCCCCCCTTCACAGACCGGCGGGGCGCCCCCTGGCGTGAACGGTGGCTGAGGTATCCCCGCTGGTCCTCGACCGGCTCGCCCAAGCCCACCACTACGCCTTTACCCGAATCCAAGAGGCTGCCCTCGCTGCGGTCACGGCACTGTGGCTCGAGCTCACCACCAACTCGCTCACCGACGAGGAGCGGTGGCTGGCGGGGCTGTGGGCGGTCATCGAGGGATCGGCCCGGGTGTCCTCGTATGAGGCAGCGGCCTATCTCCAAGCCCAGCTCGACTACACCGGGATCGCTCCCCGGCTCCCCGCCCCGGACTTGTCGTGGCTCCGGGAGGACTTCGACGCTTGGGCGGTGACCCCGATCCGGGAGGCGACGGCGCGGCTCGCTGCGGAGCCGGACGTGGCTTACGAGGTGATTGTCCGGGAGACGGTGCCGGTGGTCCGAAAGCTGACCGACACCGTGTTGCGAACCGTCGAGGTCCGGTCCATAGACGCCCTGGTGTCGAGTGAGGCGTTCGCCGCCTCGACCACCTTCGTCGGCACCCGCCCGGAGGAGCAGTTCCGCCCCCTCACGACGGGGGAGGCCAGGGCCTTGGCGGATCGGCTCAACGGGAAAAAGCTCACCAAGCAGTACATGCGCGTCACCCAGGCCGGGGCGTGCGGGTGGTGCCAGGTCGTAGCCTCACGCCTCTACTCCCACGGAGCCACCCTCCGCGGGGAGGGCTGGCACGACCGATGCCGGTGCACGTGGCGGGAGGTCACCCCCGACGAGGCGGCGACTTGGAGTAACCCGCTGGCCGGGGACTGGCAGGACGTGATCAAGGAGCGGGCCGAGGTGCCCGAGACAGGAGATGAGCAATGACGACGGAGGGAACCCCACCCCCCGAGGGCGATACCCCGCCCGAGGAGATAGATGACCCGGTCAAGCTAAAGAGCCTGTTCGACAAGAAAAAGGCCGAGAACGTGAGCTTGCGGACCCGGGCCACCACCGCCGAGCAGCGGGCCGAAACTGCCGAAAAAGCCCTGGAACAGCTGAAGGCGCAGTCGATGACCGACACCGAGAAGCTGATCGAGACGGCCAAGCGGGAGGCGACCGAGGAGGTCGATGCCCGGTATCAGGTGCTTCTAAAAACAGAGCGGCTTAGAGCTAGATCGGCGGGCAAGGTCAACGACCCCGACGACGCGATCCGGCTCTTGGACCTGGACGCGCTGTCCCTCGACGACGAGGAGGGGATGGACAAGGCCATCGAAGCCCTCATCAAGCAAAAGCCCTACCTCGCCGCCAAATACACCGTTCCCACCATCGACCAAGGACCCCAGGGCAAGGACGAGCCGCCGAAGGAGGACGCCAACTCATGGTTGCGGAGAGCGATCGGCGGAGAGCGGTGACCGCAGCGGAGGCGCTGCTACAGGCGATTGTCCTAGAGCCGGGGGATCGAGTCGCCTTCCATCTCGGGGAGGACCCGTCCAAGGAGTTCATCGAGGCGGCGAAGGCAGCTGTCTTGGAAGCGTGGGGCGACGAAGTTCCGGTACTTTTCGTGGCCGGTCCCACCGTCGTCACCGTCGTCAGGGGAGTCGAGAAGGAACTTTAGGGCTACATGCCCAGGCCCTGAGGCACGTAGGGCGATGTTTCCTCGGTCCCTTAACCTCGGGTGCGGAAGGTTCCGAATCTTCGTTAGAGAGGCCGTGAGGGGCCTTAGAACGTGTTTCGTCGCTACGGCGGGCGCGAAATAGGCTATCTTCGCGCCTCAGAAGCGATCCGGCCCTCGATCGGTGTCCTTGCGGCGGGTATCGGGCCTCAGATGCGATCACTTCACGACGCGAGCCCTTTGCGGCGGTCGGAGTAATTCTGTTCCCTATGTCGTAGGAGGCTCGCTGTGGCGAACCCTGTCATCATCGACCGCCCAGACCTTTCGGTAACTGTTCCGCCAACCCCGGCAGGTACCTCGGGTCTGATCCCGGTCGGCTATTCGACCTCGATCATCCAGGAGGCCGTCGAGCAGTCGATGGCCCTGTCTACCTTTCGCCGGGTCAACATGCCGAACGGGGCGCAGGTGCTTCCCGTCCTCGACGTGCTGCCTGTGGCGAAGTGGGTTACCGGCGAACCGTCCTCGGGAGGCTCCCAGGCGGGAAAGAAGCCAGTCACCCAGCAGCAGTGGAAGGGCGTCAACCTGATTGCCGAGGAGATCGCGGTCATCGTGGTCATCCCCGAGGCAGTCATCGAGGACGCTGCCATCGACCTGTGGGCGGAGGTCACGCCCCGGCTCGGTGAGGCGATTGGGTATGCGATCGACTCGGCGGTGTTCGCCGGGACCAACAAGCCCGCATCCTGGCCCGCCGCCATCATCCCCGCCGCCACCGCAGCCGGTCACGTCGCCACCGGCACCGGGACCATCCCCGATCAGACCGACTTCAACGAGGCGATGGGCTTCGTGGAGATGGACGGGTACATGCCCTCTGACGTCTACTCGGCGGTCGCCATGCGTGCCGGTTTCCGAGGCTGGACGATCAACGGCATCCCCGTCTACCTGTCCGACTTCCGGGACGACGGGCGGGTGGACTCGGTGTACGGGCTGCGAATCCGGTACGACCGGACGGGCGCCCTCGGCACCGCCGCCAACAAGACCTATGCCGTGGTCGGGGATGCGTCCTACGCCATCTTGGGCGTGCGCACCGACCTCCAGTACAAGGTCCTCACCGAGGCCACGCTCGACGTGAGCGCAGCTGGTGACGGGTCCGAGCTGGTCTCTCTAGCCCAGCAGGACATGGTCGGCTTGCGGGTGCGGGGGCGTTTCGCCTTTGCCGTGGCCAATCCGGTCACGTACCTCCAGCCCGCATCCGCGAGCCGGTACCCGTTCGCTGCCGTCAAGGGCATCTGATATCTCCGGTGAAAACAGGGGGCGCTTCCTCGTAGCGAGTACGGCGCCCCCCACCGGATAGGAGGCAGTAATGCATCTTTCGACGACCGGCCCCATCACCTCGAAGCGGTGGGTCTATGCCACCGGGGAGACCGATCCCGTAGTGCCGGAAGGTCTGGCCGCAGGCTCGCCCACGTCCAGTTGGCTCAAGGCCGACATTCAGAACTGGCTCACCGAGAACGACATCGAGTGGGACTCGGGGATGACCAAGGACGAGCTGTTGGACTTGGTCCCTGAGGAATGACGCTCGCAGGGTACGAACTCCCGTTCGACTCCATAACCTCCGACTCGCCGGTGGCGGTGCGGCTCGGGGACACGCTGCCGGTGGTGACGGCGCAGCTGGTGAAGGACGGGGGGCCTCCGATAGACGCCGACGATT